TACACCTGATCCACCATCAGTTACGTGAACAATTACTTTGACCTGTCCATCAGTTCCATCAGCAAGAGTTAAAGCTTGTGATGCACCTGTAGATGTAAAGTGTGTTCTTTGTGAAGTTACGTCAACCGCACCAGCACCTGATAAAGATTGTGCTGTTTGGTTCATTAATAACGGTGCTCCAATGATCACGTGATCAGCTGATGCATCCACTTGGAATGCTGAAGCGTGTGAGTTAGTTTCACATCTAAGATCAGTTTGACCTGATGCTTCGTTGATAACAACTTCTCTGTTACCACCGTCTACTCTGAACGCTTCTTCAACGTCACCTGAAACAACAAAGTCAACGTCAGCTAAGTCTGAGTTAACTGTTACTGAACCAGATCCACCTGGGTTAACAGTAACACTTGTTGGAATGTTTGCAAAGAAACTTTGCACACTTATTTTTTTGTTAATCGGTGTACCCGCTGGGTCATCGATAACATGTAGTAAATCTGGTGCTGAAATATTTCCAGAACCTAGATCAGTTAAGGCCGTAATTTTTTTATCTGCCATGTTTTTTCTCCATTTGTTTTAACCCCTCATGTATTTGGGGAATGCTATTCTAGGTATATGCCTAGATCACTTTGTTAATATACAAGGGCGAGTTGTCCCGCCCTCGTTGAAATTTATTATGCCGTCACAGTAATACTACCTGCCGCTGCACCAATAGCTGCACTATTAGTAATTGTTGCGTTAGTAGTAGATGTTGCAACGTCTTTAATTGTACCTGAGTTTAGTGCCAATGCATTTGCACCAATAACTAATACGTCATCAGCATTTGTAGCAGCGTTAGCCGCACCAATTGTTAATGAGAATACTAGTTCGTTAGTACCAGTTCCACTAGCATATGCTAATGCGTGTGGACCTCTACCAGAACCAGAACCTTGGTTTCCGTTAGTTACTGATAAAGTAGGTGTACCACCTGTTGTTACAACTGCCACTGGTTCGTTAAATCTAACTCTTGCGCTAATTGTACCACCATCTGATTTATCAAATGCTGTTGTAATAAACTCAATTTCTGTAATGTCCGCAGCACCTAAAGCAGCTGATAGACCGCCAATAGCGACTAAAACTTCTTCGTCTGCTGATGTGTTGTCGTTTCCAGATGCAGTTGAACCTGCTTCTCTAACCCAACCTTTAGTATTTGCAAAGACTTCTTTTTTCTCTGCATCAGTTAGGTTCTTAGGCTTGTTCTCGTCTGAATCTGAAGCACCCCATAGTCCCATTTTGTTCTCCTTATTAATAAGTTTTGTTATATAACTTTACTATTTATATCCTAATTTTTTCAGCTGTGCTATAGTTTGCCCTACTGATTTGTGTAAAATACCAGTTCCACCAGCAGCTTTCCATTCTGCGATGTTCTTTTGTAAATCATCAATCAATAAGTTCCCTTTAGCATACTGTTTTTTATCACGTCTTCGCACTAAATTAATTCGACTAGTATCAGTCATACGTAAGTTTTTTCTTAACCACGCTAACTTACCTGGTCGACAGTTTGGATCTCGTCTAGCGACTGCCGATAATATGTTAGGATTGTAAGGTCTAATATAGTTGTAGAGTTTCAATGCTTGTGGCATCATAGGGAGTGTACTCCAAAACTTTCTATTCTTTACAATCGGTTTCCATTTATCATCGGACAGTGGTGAATCTAACCAATCTTGTACAGAATTATATCCTGCTTTTTGTAGTTCAGATTCCATCTTCTTTAGTCCACCATGAAAGTCAGCAACAACACCATCCATATCACAGTAGATAGTAGGTAGGTCTTTGTTCTCACTAAAGTGTGTAACTAGAGAGTCAGCTCTAAACTGTCCAAACGTTTTATTCATTATCTTTTAGTTCTCAATCTGTTAATTTTCATCGCATTGTAACCATGTTTACCAATTAGTTTATTCACTGCTACAGGAGATACAAATTTAATATCTGCCTTTACAAGTTGTTCTAATTCACCTTTACCGTACGATGGTCCATCTAAATGTTTAGATAGAGCATTTGCTTTGCTAGTTGAAATGACATTGATCTTAGAAAATTCTTTCTTCAATCTATCGATCTGCATAGACGTAAACTGTTCGTTTACTTCTTCTTTCTTCATCTCTTTTTTGCCATTCTTCTCAGCCTTTTTCTTCTTGTCAAGTATTGACTGAGCAATACCAACACGAAGTGGAATCTCACCTGTATCAGGATTAGGTTCTACAGTTGTTTCAGCATCTTTCTTTTTAACTTCAAGGTCTTTCTTTTGTAACTCACCTTTTAGTTTTTCGATTTCTGCTTTTAACTTTTCAACTTCTCCAGATTGTTCAGGCTTCTGTTCCTTGTTTTCTTCTTGTTCTTCGTCACCGCCATCTTTTGGTAAGACTTCTACAGGAGACTTTTTCTTATCTTCTTTTTCTTTGTCTTCTGGTTTCTTCATCTCAGCTTCTTGTACTGATTTGTAAGTCTCGTACCAAGTTTTAACTGCGCCGAAATCTTTTAGTTCAGCCATGTTACTTGTCCTTTTTATGATAAGAAGCTTTCATGTGATAAGATGCTTTCTTCATACCGTAAGATGCTTTCAAATGTGGATAAGGTTTGTCACCTTTTGATCCTTTGTCTGCTTCTTTAGTAGGCATTACTTCTTCTTCTTTTGCTTCTTTATCTTTTTTCTTTTTGTCAATATGTTTTTGCAATGCAGGTGGTAGTTCGCCTTCGCTTACTTTATTTTTCTCTGCAAGATCAGCTGCGTTCTTCCATGCTTTCATTAACATGTCTCTTACTGTTTCTCTTACAGATTTTTTAACTGGTGATTCTTCACCGTCTTTTGATTTTAACTTCTTGTTCATGTCAGCAGCTTTATCATCCATTGCTTCGTTCTTACCCTTGTAGTTCTTGTCAACGTAGTCGAAGAACTTTTTCTTTTCTTCGTCATTTTTAAAATCTGCTGGTGAGTTAACACCAAATTTTTTCATTGCAGCGTTGAATACTTTCTTGTATGCTTCGCTTTCACTTTTCATATCAAATACTTCTGGTTTACTAGGTGCCTCGTTGATCTTTGCAACGATGTCCTCTAGTGTGCCACTTTTTCTACCGAAGTAAGTAGCATTTCCTTTAAATAGTCCGTTTGCCATTTTTTCTCTCCCTTAAACTTTCATGTTTAAATTTTTAATTTTTACAGAGTGTACTGTGCCACCCTTTCTTTTAATCATACTAACATAATCATTCTTGTCACGTTCTTTCTTAAACACGACAACTGATCTGTCTTTGTCACCTCTATAAGAAAATGTGATTACATGAGCGTCCATAAACACTTCATCAATCTGTTCTTCTTTCATTCCTAATTTTTTCTTAACCATATTAGTTGCTGTTGCATATCTAACAGCGTCACCTTTTTCTTTTCCATAACGGTCTTTGAAATCTTTCTTAGGTAAATCATCAGCTTTCTTATGTACCATTTTAATTTGTTTTTTGGTTAAGTCAGCTTCTTTCAAATGCCAAGTTGATCTGTATCTAGTTGTCATTAGTTGTCTACCTTTGCTCCAGCTCTCCACTGGTAACAAGACCAATATCTTGCTTTTGTTTTTGGTCCTGGATTATCACAATTGTGTCTGGCTCTAAAAGACTTACGTCTTGCTGGGTCATCTCTTTTAATTGATAAACCAGTTGTATCACCGAATGATACTTTCTTTATCTTATCGCCATCTTTTACATAAACATAAAACTTCTTAGAACCACCTCTGATAGGGTCGTTTAGTTTTACTTTTTTACCTTGGTATTCTGCTTCTTGTATACCTTCTTGTTCATGTTCATAGATAACTTCGTCTGATTTTTTATCTATGTCTTCAAATTGTTTTAACGTTTTCATTATGCTAAGTCCTTATCATGGTTTAAGTTACCTTTTTTTCTTTTAACTATAAACGCATTAACTCTAGCGTAACCCCATTGTTGTGGAGTTGTACCAGGTCTATGTCCAGTCTTCCATGCAGCCATACCTCTGTCATAAACTTTCTTTAGTGTGCCATATGAGATACCAGACTTGTCTGCTTTCTTTTGAAGAGCATCTAATTTCTCAGACATTGCTTTCTGAGTTTTTTCCATCATCTTGTTAACAACTTTACCTAATTGTTCTTCCCAAGTATCGCCATATCTCTTTTGATACTTAGCAATAGTTGCTTCACTCTCTGCCCATTCTTTAATATCTTTTAAATGTATTCCATATTCTACTGGATCAAACTTGCCCATGTGTGGTGCCATTGCAAATTTATTTGCTTTCTCTTTTGGCGTAATCTTCTTAGCATGGTCAGCATAATCTTTTCCGATTTCAACTGCTTCACCTTGTGCTCGTTTAATCTGTTGTTGAGTAGGTGCGCCTTTCTCACCTTTCTTTCTCATTGGTCTGCCTTCTTTTCTTTTCTTATGAATGTTCGCCCAAAGGCCAGGTCGACTTTCATTCACTTCACCGTACATCTTTTTAAATTGTTTAGTGTATGTACTTGGTTTCGTTTTCGCATCTTTATCACCAGGTGCTGGTTTGTATGCGTTCGGATTATCATCATCCATCTTAGAGCCTTTCTTAAAGTGAGCTGCCCTTTTATCTTTAGTTTTCTTAGACACTCCCTTATAATATTTCTTTGGTTGTGTACCAGGTTTATCATCTACATCAGGATCCTGTTTAACTTTAACGTCTTCTAAGTAGTCGTCATCGTCATCGTCTAATGTATCAGAATTTTTCTGTAACACAACGTCTTTTACTTTTTCTTTTTGTACGTCTGTTGATTCCATCATTTCTATTTGTGCATCATCTACAGCACAACATT